GGAAAAAGGGAGAAGGGACATGTATCCAACTTCTTCCTGTGTCGTTCCATACTGCCAAACGGTTCCGTCTTCGTCCACGAAGGTATCATCACCCATACCGTCATCAACAAAACCAAAGGGAGCCATATCTTGCTCAATCTGATTACGTTGTTCATCATAAATTCTTCTCCTTATATCTTGGTCTGTCATTTCTTTAAAGTACTCTTGCATGACTAACCATGCAAAGAGAACCATACACATTACAAGGTCATCGTGGTATCCCTCGTCTGCTTCCCATGCTTGCTTTTTCTGTACGAACGTAGTAAGTTCTTGGAAGATCTGAAAGTCATTAAACAATAACTTATCTTCTTCAATAATTGCTTTGAGATTAGAGCAACCGATCTTCTTCACGGTTACACTCATCTTGACACCTAGTTGAGTTTTGTTTCCTGAGAATCCTTGACCTACAACTTGACCTGCTCTACCACGCATCGCGCACATAAGTACGTTAGGATATTCAAGATCATAATTGAGTGTAGAAGCAATACCATCTCCAATATCATTTACCTCAACTAAAATGTAAGGATTATTATATTCTTTTGCTACCTGAAAAATTACTGAGGGAAACAGTACAGGTTTAATCTCATTATTTCTGTACTTCGCAACGATCTTATACGGCATCGTGGTGATATCAAACACGATGAAAGCAGAATAGTCACCACCAATTCCTCTGGCAACATCAACAGTAATGATGTATTCGTTATCTTTTTCAACTCGCGTATAAACATCAAGTCCTGCATTGCTCGCAATAGGATCGTGGAATGGTATATTTTGTAATTTTGATGGACTGATTAAAGTATCAGCAGATCCAAGAAAGTCGCATTCAAACTCTTGCGCGAACTGTCTTGGAGATGTGTTCTTAATTGTTTCTTCTTTCCACTTAGCATCTCTGCCAGGTACTTGAGACCAGTGGACTTCGTTTGTAGTGTAATCATTCCTACCCCTACTAGCATCCTCCCACATCTTGTAGAAGTGATTCATGCCGTTAGGCGTTGAGATAATAATTACCTTCGTTGATTTACCAGAAGTAATAGTAGGATAAACAGAGGCAAAGAATTGCTCTGCAACATGGTTTGGAACAAATGCGAACTCATCGAGGAAGAGAATGTTAAACGACATGCCTCGGACAGCACTTGCAGATGTAGAAGCTGCCAATATCTTACTGCCATTTTCTAACTCAACATTACCTTTATTCCATACAAGAATACCATGTTGCATCCACTTAGGCAAGTTCTCGTAAGCAAGTTGTAATCTTCCTAACAGTTCCCTAGCGGTAGATGCCTTGTTTGCAAGAATACCAATATTAACACTATCATAAAAGATTGCATAATAAAGAAGATAAGCGACAACAGTAGTAGACTTTCCTGTTTGTCTTGGGAGTTTTGCAATGTTGAATCTGTTTTCATGAAAGTCACTTAAAATTTTCTTTTGAAAATCATACATCTCAAAAGGAACCAAACCTTCATCTAGTGAGATGATCTTGATATAGTTCATTGCAAAATAAATAGGATCATTTTTACATCTGATCCATTCATCAATTTGTTTTTTTGTAAAACTGATTGGGGTCCCTGCCTTTTTTAGGTTAGGATTACCCAAATATACATCATTACTAGTTGCCAAAACAAAATACTAGTTCACCACTACTATTTATAGGTCTCCAAATTGATCGCGCATATCTTCTAGCATTCCTTTCTTTGCTGCGATAGCACCTTCAATATAACCAGCACGTCTTTCCCACGTCTGACCACCACCAATTCCTTTTGATGGGTTGATACATGTATCGTCACCTAGGTTATTGCAAACTAATCCAGCAAGATCTAGTTCACTACTATCATAAGATGCGGCTGTACCACTAAACATATGTTTGCCGTTAATCCAAATAGCACCACATTTAGGACATTCTTTTCTCTCTAGTTTGAGATCCGACAGTTCCTTATCGTTGGTCATCTTTTAATTCCTTTATAAGTTTGTTGTAATCAGGTAGATCCTTTATGAGTTGTTGTTCTAATTTACGTCTCATCATAAACATTCTAAATTTAACCCACTGATATCTAATCACGAGATCAATGTACGCGAATAGACGCACGGTTTCTTCCATACCTGCATATGCTACAAGTAGGATAAAACAAGTAATTAATACATAGAGTCCAAGCATTTTATTACACTCTGCTACAAAGTATTATACGACTATGTAGTGAAAAACTGTGTAAAGAATACTAACAATTTGTGTATTGTCTACATTTCCGTAAAATTATATTCTGCTATCATGGCAAACATTCTCTTCTTCATTATATCCAGAAGAATTTGTTCTTCAGCAGGACGTGCAGGAGAACCTGGCCACATTCTTATTGAATAATCGTAGTGATCATATAGACATCGGACTTCATCTATTCCTAATGTCATGGTACAATACCATTCATTTTCTTCTGAGTTCATTTGTTTACGTTACAGGTTAATTCGCAATTCTCCCCTTCAAACTCGGAATTTGGAATAAATGGTGAGGATCCACATACAGCACTTCTACACCATCGTACCGTGTGCCCTTCGGATTTCTCTGAGTGCTTCAAGATCCATGTTCTTTGTTCCTCCATCGTATGCATGAGCGTAACCCTCCTCAATCATTTGTTCGTTGAGGGACACATCTGCATCCCCGATGTAAAGCCAACCAAGAAGACGCCCATATTTACCGACGCCACCAACAAGTTCAGTCCTAACAGACAACTCATCATCACCAGCGATAGTACTCTCCAGTTTCTCTTTGAGCCAGTTGGTTGCGTCAATTCCAAGAGCCTTCTCCTCTAAATTTCTCGTTCTTTTCTCTGGCGTATCAACGCCTGCAATTCTAACTCTTTCTTTCTTGTATAGATCAAACCCCAGATCAATGGTGACATCAATAGTATCACCATCAAGTACACGGTTGATCTCCGTCACTCGGAAGTTGTAGCAGCTCTTCCTGCTTGGTGGCGTCAATGCTCCCATCTTCTAACTCTGCAAATGCTTGTCTTAATATGTATATGACTACAAACAATGCACCTGCAACTGCAAGTATCACACAGATAATTACTGACCACACAGGATCGTTAGCATTATCTAGAGGTCTTAATAATAAATTCATCTCATACTATCTGCACTAGGAACTAGTTGATAAGCCATCTTATCTCTCAACATGTTAATACGATCTACATCATACTGCTTAAAGTTTCCTCGTTTCTCAACTTTTTTATAGTAGTGTAATGCGTTAAGGATGATTGCATAGTCATCCATGGTAAGTTCAAATTTCATTTAAACGGTGCCCAATGTTGCCAACCATATTTGTGAACTAGATGCATACCAAAAATTGGAACAACAACCAATGCAAGGCTGAGTGTTCCAATTCCAAAAGGGTTATTAAGTGTAGCAGCAGCAAAGTGTGCTGCCTTGAGTGCCATGTTGGTCATTTTTTATTTTTCCAAGTTATCCAAGGATCTGTATTATGTAAGCAAGACTTTGGGTGTGTCCAATCGTCAAATTCCCAACTTCTATTCAATTGCGATTTTAAATTTTTATTTTCTTGTTTAAGTGCGTAAATTTGTTCTTTTAATTTTATAATTTGCCTGTCCATAAGTCCCTAAAATAAAAATCAACTTGAGTAAGCCCTGTTAAGGGTGGAGTCGCACCTCCCTCAGCCCACTCTATACAAAACCTATGTATTTGATCACATGAACTAACATGGCGAACACCATACATTCTTGCAAATGAAGAAAGTGCAAAATTATACGGTTGTTTTAATTCTGTAGAAACTATATGATTCACTTAAGTTACTGCAAGTTTTGCTTCAATAACACAACAGAGACGAGCAACTTGTTTTCGGTCAGATCCACATGGAGCATTCTGTAAACATCTAAGCATTAATAGATCATCACTGATAGGGGGTTTGATAGTAAACCCCCACTTATCAACTTCACCTTCTATAGGTGCTTCGCATGGATCAAACTCGTGTGGCATTACCTGGTGATAGCGATTGGAAAATTTTAGAACATACATTGACAGCATGGGTTGCTCCATATACTCCAGAAAAGATATATGAAATACCTAACTTACTACAATACTTTTGAAGTTCCTGACATTTTGAAATGTCACTAGTGCTGTAATCAATAACAAT